GGCGTCACGGGCTGCCTGTTGCTTCTCGTCCAGCAACTGGTTGTAGACATCCACCGGCCCTGCGGCGTCCTCCAGTGCGGACGTGTAGGACCCCTGCGCTGCGGCTGCGTCCTCCGAGGCTTTCTGCTGCGCCTGGTAAGCGTCAACCGACAGACCCGCCGCATCCGCTGCGGCCTGCGTCAGGTCAACCGAGCGCTGAGCAACGTCTATCTCATCCTGCAAGGCGTCCTTGAGACGCCCGTACCCAGTGATCTGATCGTCCAGGGCGTTCAGCTGCGCGGTAAACGCCGCCACGTCATCCGGACCGCTGGAGCCTATACGTGCCAGCTCCGTACGCGCGTCCTGGGTGCGGCCCAGGGTGTCGTTCAACTCGTCCTGAGCGGCTTTTAGCTCTTCCACCCGCCTGACCGGATCCGGGTCGATAAAGGCGTCATTCAGGAGGTTCACGTTCACGGCACCGTCCTTAGCGGCGTCCGCCAAGTCCTCCATGACCGTGACCGAGGTGTCCTGCCACACCTCCCACGCTGAGCGGGTATCAGTGATCTTGTCCAGGAAGTCTCCCCACCGATCGGTAAGGATCTGCACGCGCTCTGCGTCGGTTGCTGAGGCCATCTCATCGTTGAGAGAAATGGCGTCGGTGGTGACGGTATTTACCTTGTCAGCCAGGTCTGTAAGTGCCGCCATTCCTATACCCAGACCGGCTGCAACGGCTAGACCGGCGGCAGCTCCTGCTGGCCCGAACCCAGCAAAGGCGTTTGCAGACACCTCCTGAAAGGCGTCAGCGATTGACGTGGCGGAGCCGTCGAAAGACGCCGCTGCCTCACGTGCTGTAGAGCCCGCCTCTTCCTTGAAATCCTTCGCCCCGTCTCCTGCCTTGTCAAAGCCACGCTTGACATCGTCGCCTACCTTGTCTCCGGCTCCCTTTGCTTCCTTCTTGACTCCGTCAAAGGCGTCCCTGAACTTTTTCTCAACTACCTTCGAGGAATCAGTCGCCTGATCTGCCACGTCTTCAAGAGAACGCTCAACCTTGGCGCCTTGTGTCTTGGCATCACGAGTCAGATCGTCCAGAGAGTCGCCGACATCGTCCATGCCATTCTCGATGTCCTTAGACCCGCGAAGGAACCCACGAACGTCAGAGATGAATGAGATGTTAATGGGCATCAGGACTTCCCCTCCGAGGCATCGTAGTATTTCTTTACAATCATCTGTACCCACAGACTGACCACACGAGGAGCAGCCTCAGCGAAAGCCGGCCAGACTACTCGCCCCTTGGGAGTCCGAGGAGGCAGGCCAGTCATCGTACGCCGGGACACTGAATGGGTCCTGCCATTCTTGGACTTTCTTGTGTACTTGGAATATGCGTTTCTGTGAGCAGCGCCGAACTCCCAGGCGGCGTAAGCCTTCGCAGGAACCAGACGACCGCCGATAGCCCGCCGGGAGTTGGCTGCCATAGCCACGGGCGGGTTTCCGCCCTTGACACGGGCGCCTACAGCCAGGACCCGGGTGTCCATGGCCTTGGTGGCGTGCACGGCCACGAGGGGTCTCCAGATCGCGTTACCGACCTGAACCGTAGCCCTGTTGATGTCGGTGCGCAGCGCCTTGTCGGCTGCCTTCATAGCAAGCGAGGCAGCCTTCAGCTCCCGGAAGTCGCCGACGCTGAGCACCCAGACATCCTCGGTCAGACCGTGGTCGTGGTGGTGGTGGTACCGGCAGCGGTGGTCGTGGTGGTCGTGGTCCCGGGCACCAGGACCGGCCGTGTGGACCCGAGGGACACCGACGCGGTGGCGTAGGCGTTGACTGTGCCACCGATGGCGCCAGGAGTGATGACGAGGTCTGCCGTGAACGCGGGGCCGGACCCGGAGCGCGGGGAGAAGGTCGCAGAGACGGTCTCACCCTCGTTCTCGTACAGGAACTGGCTCAGGGAGTCGGGCGTGTCCCAGTCCTGCGCGTAGTTCAGTCCGCAGGCCCACGTCGCCGTGGCAACGTCGGTGTAGGAGTTGTTGTCCAGGCCGGTCCAGGTGATCGAGGACGCAGACGGGGTGAACGTCACCTGGTCGACGTGGCGCTCGTAGGTGTCGGTGCCGAGGGTCAGGATGACTCCCTTGAGCACCAGGGGGACAACGTCGATCTGAGTCATGGTCATTCCTCCGTGATGGTGATCCCGCCGCTGACGGTCAGCGACCAGGAGTGAATCTTGTTGTCCTCGCTGACGGTGCGGGTTGCCCTTGTCAGCAAATAGCGCTCGGAGTCCCACAAGACGTCCAGAAGGCTCTCCAGAGAAGCGGCGAGGTCATCCTCAGCTCTCTCCGGGTCCTGATAGGCCGTGTATAGCATGAGCGTGAACTCAACCTCATAGCGACCCTTCGGGGCAGCCTTGGCCGGAGTCAGGTCCAATGCCCAGCACGCCACGGTGGGGCACTGAATAGCATCGATGCCCGCCGGATAGTCAATCACCCGGATGGAGGATGGCAGACCCTCGACGAGAACGGCGGCAAGGTCATCCTGAAGTTTCATCTCACCCCATCCTTCCAACAATCCGAGGGCGCAGGAGATTCTTCACGTGCCAGTCCATCGGGAACACCGTCACACCCAAGCCGTCCGCACCCAGCTGGTCACCGGTTCCGGCAAGCGCGGCGCGCCAGAGCGCCCGTGCCTGAGCGATCTGAGCCAGGATGTATCGGTCATAGGGGGGATCCGGATAGATCGTGATTCTGGCACCTGTATCTGAAAGGACATAGGGCAAATACTCCATGCACTGACCAAAGGCAGCCATCAGGTACCTACGCAGAGTGACCTCATTCAAAGGAGCATCGGCCCACTCTTCCAGATCCGTCTCCGGGTTGACCCAGCCGCAAAGAACAGGCGTGGTCGTCGTAGTCGTGGTGGTGGTGGTCATGTGCACCTCCTTTGGAAAGGCCCGCCGACGACTGGATCAGGCAATCGTCGGCGGGCCAGCTTGCGGGACTGGGATCAGCCAGCAGTGGTCGAGGTTGTGGTGGTCCCAGCGGTGGTAGTGGTCGTGGTGGACCCGTTCGCACTGATCAGCGCCAGAGCGTCCCCGTCGTGAACGTTCACGGCGTAGTAGCCGAACACACCGGCGTCGATGCCGCCGAGTGCGATGTTCTCCGCCTCGACACGGATCGGGACCTCTCCCAGCTCGTGAACCGTCATGGCCTCACCTGCACCGACCAGAACCTGAGCGGCGGTCATTCCCGAGTGCGGCACGATCTTGAAGTTCTGGATCGTTCCGTCTTCTAGGCTGAGCGCCGCGTTCAGGTAGGTCAGAACGTCATCGCTACGTGTGAGGAGGATGTCCCTCCACAGATCCGGGGCGACGATGGCGAACGTCGGAAGGGCGTTCGAGGTGGTAAGCACCGAGACGGCGCCATCCACGATCTGCGCCATACCGGCCGAAACACCGGTCGGGACGGTACCACCGGGAGTGGCCCCACCTGCCGCAGCAATGGCGGCAGCCAGAACCGCGTAATCGGACACCTGAGCGTACGACTCGGTCATGGCCTTGTAGTAAGCCTCCCAGAACCCGACATCGTTGAAGTCGCGGAACTTCCGGTCAATGTCGTGCGCCCCTGCAAGGCGGGCGGCGTCGATGCTGACCTGCTCGGTCTCGATCCCGGCCGAGGGGGGCTGATTCTTGTTGCCCTGGTACGCGGAAACTACTGGCTTGGTAACCCACTGCCAGCCCAGAACCTTGAACGAGGTCAGGCTTGCGTGGTTGAACAGCGGGATGATGCGCCGCTGGTAGGCACGACCCGACCACAGCTCACCGACGAACTGCGGCTGTTCCACGCCGAGGATGTCTCCAGGCACCACGTCAGACAGCGCAGCGAGCAACTTGCGCTCGCCACCCGCCCGGTACGCCTGAGCAAGCACGGTGAACACGTCGTGGGCCTTGGCTGCCTTGAGCGTGTTGCGAGGGGCCGGGCGCAGGCCCGCGGGTGCCGAGACTGCCCGAAGGGTCGCAGCAGTGGTCCGGGTCGCGGACGCTGCGACGAGGGTAGGAGCCACGGCGTTCAGCGCCTGGTGCGCCTGAGCGGCAGCCAGGCGGGCCTGGCGAGCCAGCATCGGGTCAGTGGTAGACGGTGCGTTTGGCTCGGTGACGGGCACCAGGGCGTCCTCGACGATGGCGACAGCCTCGGTGACGTCGGCCGGGGTCTGCGCATCCTTGAGAAGCTGCGTAGCCTCCTCCAGAGCAGCGATAGCCTGCTGAAGCGGATCCATGTTGTTCGTTCCTTTCATTTCTCCCGCGTCAGCGGCAATGAGTTGAGCAGAGTGGAAAGCGGGTTCGGTTACAGCACCTGCGCCGGTAAGGAGCGCCTTGATCAGACGACCTGCCCGGATGATCGGATCATCCAGCTCAACGGAGATACCGGAGCGTAGACCGTCCTCGGTCTCCACCAGCAGATCGTCCCCAGCTGTGGTGCGAGCGACTCGGAACGATGCCACAATCCCGTCCGGGGTCTCGTCCACCTGAACAGCCCTTCCTACCGGGCGAATATCGTCATGCTCGATATTCAGGTGAATGGTGGAGACATCGGTGGGCACTGTCACAGAACCAGCCGTGGCGATGATCTTTCCGAGGTTCGTGTGCCCCTCTTCGCCGAAAGGCAGCAAGAGGTAAGTCAGGATACGGTCAGCCAAGGATGCCTTGAGAAGCCTACCCGATACCCTCAGTCTCTGAGCTGACACTTGTCCGTCCTCCTGATTTCTAATCGCTTAGTGTGGGACCGGTACCGACATCCGGCACTGTGACCAGAGCAGACAGATCGAAAGCGGCGAACTGCCCACGAGGAACGCAATCATCCTGTGAAAGACGCTCTTCGATGGGCAATGCCCAGGATCGCAGGGTCTCGATCAGCTCGTTTCTACCTGCAATCACGTTCTGGTACGTGACCGAGGAAGCGTTGACGGCGCTGGCGTCCGCGGAGGTAGCTGGCATGTTGGCGTACCGGGCCACGTCCACCGACGCTGCGTTGCGGCCCTCGACGAACAGCTCCAGGGCCTGGTCTCCGTGTGCGTGGGTCTCGAAGCCGCGAGGAGTCACCATCACGACGCCGTTGTCATCGTTACGGGCGTCGATATAGGACTGACGGATCTCTTTCAGCTCATCGGTGGTCGGGTCTTCGTCACCGGTGTAGCGGATCTCTGTGATGGGGACAGGATTCTTGACCCGAGCGGCCCACTGAGTCTCCAGGTTGATGGCCGCGTTGATGGTCCGGTACCCCTCGGTCAGGATACCCTCGCCGATCCCGGGGAACAGGATCACCTCATCTTCGGGAGGATACTGACCCGGGTACTCTTCGATGGTCACTCGATAGTCGGAGTCGAAGTTCCACCGATCAGGAGCGACGCGACGCGCGTCCAGGATCTGATTCTCGTATCCCCGAGTGACCGCCCACAAAGACCACCCATAGAAGAATAGATCATCCAGGGTCCACAGCATTCGGAGCCTCGGCGGCTCACCAGAGTCAGTTCGAGTCAACCAGGAAGGTTGCTCCGAAAGCTGAACTCCATCCTTGTAGACTCGAAGGGGCTGCCGGGCCAAGGACGTGCAGATCGTGTGACGCGACTTGGCTAGAGCAGGGATAGACATAGCCATTCGTCGGGTGACAGTTACCGAGTCGAGGCCAAAGATGTCATCGGTGACAATCTTGGCGAGGTGGGACGGTCCAGCCCAAGGGGAGACGACTCCACGGTGCGCGTTGGCAGTAGTGACCCTCGACGGGTCGCGCAGCCCTAGCCAGCTCAGTAGTCCCACGCCTTGAGCATACGCCCATGACTAGGGCATCGCGGCGCTCGGAGTCGGAGTCGGAGTCGGAGTCGGCTCAGCTACGCGGCTATCTCCAGCGCCGTGCGGTCCTTGCCCTTGTCATAGGACCACAGCGCCTCAGCCGCTGCCACGATCGGGTTGATCGCAGCTCCGGCAGGGTTGATCGGACCGAAGGCCCGGCCCGACTTGGCGATGTCACGCCAGGATGTATTGCCAACGGCCGCATCCAGATCAACCTGCCCGAAGTGCCGCAACCTGCCGTCGTTCAGGTTGGAGACCAGCCGTTGAGCCGAGGCCATGATCTCTTTGAGCATCAGCGCATTCGTTCGAGGCTGCGGCTTCATCCGGGTCAGCACCTGAGCCGGGTCCAGGTTCGCGCCGATGTTGTCGTAGGCGATCGGGATACGCCTGAACCGCTCCGAAGCTTTCTGCGCCTCACTAGCTACCCAGGACGACCCGAGTCGGTGAGCCACAACCTCGACGTAAGCCACACCGTCTGCGTCTCTCCAAGCATAGGCAATGGAGGCGGACGACCCGTCATAGGCAACGTCGTAAGCGATGCCCACCCTTTCGGGTCGAACCATCGGAGCTATCTCGGAAGCGGTCCACCTATCTGGGTCGATAGCCCATGAAGAGAATGACGAGGGCCACCGGCACCCATACTCCATCTCGAAGCCCGTGGTCTGCATCCTGGTGAACCGGTCCCGCATCCTAGCCAGGGTGGTCAGCGTCCCGATGCCCGGATGCACCCGCTGCAACACGTCCTCGTGCAGCACGCGCTGCCCGTCCTCGTCGAACGAGACCAGCACCTCGTCGTCTCGAAGCGAGTAGTCGATCAGCCCGACCCCGGGCATACCCGACCTACCTCTTTGCAGAGTCTCCCAAAGAAGTCCCGCCCGGGACCTGCCAGGAGTGCCCGCGATGATCACCTGCGGGTTGAATCGGGTGTCCATCAGGGGCAGTGCCCCGGCCAGGAGAGCGGGCCCCTTGTCGGCGTCCAGCTCCCCGGCCTCGTCGAACAGGATCACATCGGCCCCGGCAGACCTGAACGCCCCAGGCTTCGGGGCCACTACCCAGATGAGCGACCCGTTGGCGAACTTGATCCTCTGCTTGCCGTTGGACCAGTACAGAGTCCCGAAGCCTCGGTTATGGAACCCGCGCTGGTCCAGCAGCTCCATGTGCTCACAGATCTTCTCACCCGCACGTGAGCCGTCCTGCGCCGTGGTCACTACCCGATAGTCGTCGTAGGCCAGGCAACGCCCGATGAGAACAGACCAAATGGCCGTGGTCTTGGATGCTCGCCGCGGTTCCTGAACCCCTACCTCCGAGTACAGATACTCATCTGGACTACGACGAGCCTCCATGACCGACGCCACTTCATAACCCTGGGGCAGAAGAGGGAGGCCAAGCAGGTCTGCGCCGGAGTCAGCCAGATCCATAGCAGTGTCTGACGGACATGGACTAAGGTACGTAGGCTTTGCAAAGGCATTCATCCGGACCTCGGGGAGATAGAAAGAGTGC